GGGTACTCCTCCTGTGCTGGGGACACTTACTTCCGGCACCGCTCTTGGGTACACTCCTGGTGCTTACAGTATTACTACTGCTGGTGACAGCTTTTCGTATTCAGAGTCATACATAGAAGGTGACGACGTTCCAACCGTACTTTCAACAACTGTTACCGCAGGTGTTGTTCCCGCATTACCTATCTTCGGAAATACAACGACAACTGCAGGCGGCGTAGCTGGTACTTTGGCTGGAACGCTTGCTACAGATGGTGCGATGACAGTCACAGCAGGTGGAGCTGGTACTGCAGCCGTAGCACAAGTAATTCAGGAGCTAACTATCAAGTGAAAATCCTGCTGTTGTTGCTTTTGGCTGCCCCAGCAGCAGCCGTACCAGTCGTTCCTAACTTTCAACAAGGAACACTTTCCAGCACAACAAAGACAACATCAAAGGTTAATGAGGTCATTAACTCCTACGAATATCGTACGGGTTATGAATACACAGCTAGTGGCACAAATATTAAACCCTCTGCAGGTCTTGCTCCACAAAGCTTGACTACGACCACCAATAACTTGAACGGCATTACAAGCAGATGGACTGGACTCGATCCTGCATCTAGACCAACCTGGAGCATCTTTAACGAAGGCGCTGCTTTTAGCTTTGTAGAAACACTGCAAGGCCCAGGACTTGTAAATCACACGATAATAAATAGAGAAACTGACATCGAATCACTTACAGAAACTACCAGCACCTTTACACAATGAAGCGTGTCCTAGCAGCTCTGCTGTTATTTGCTGGTCCGGTAAACGCTCAGGTTTCAAGCACTGCCGCACCAGTTGCAAACAGTAGCGGCTCAGTCACAAACCAAGCTGTTCAAGTCGTACCAAGCAAAACGTTCAGCTCTGTGATCAATGGCGTTAGTTGCCAGGGTGCAAGCTTGACGATTAACCCTTTTCTTAGTTCGACTACTGGCTGGTCTAGCCCTTACGAACAGTATTACAACGAGCCGGTCTACGACACTATCGATTTAGCTGGTGCGACTGATCTAGAAGGCAACCCCGTTCCAGATGGCAGGCCCGATAATCCTGGCAACGTGCTGTTCTACAAACCAATCAGAACAGGCCAAAAAACTAACTTCTCAGTTAATGGCGGCATCACTGCACAGATCTCAATCCCATTGGATCGCAGTCATATCCGCACTTGTCGCAAGGCAGCAGAAAAACAAGTGCAGCTTATGGAAGCCAGCCTTGCTGATAAACGCCTCAATTACGAAATAGCTAGGTTGCGAAATTGCGGAACGCTAATGAAAGAAGGCGTGATGTTTCACCCCAAATCGCCTTACAGCCAGATCTGCGCTGATGTGGTCCTGACAAACCCGCCTGGTGTCTTACCGCCCCACACACATTCAATACCTACTTCTTCAAAGACCGCTGAAACTTCCGACGCTGCCAAGCGGACTCAACAGCAACCTTCTTCCCCAGCTTCTCCTTAATTTTCTTGATCGTCTTTTTGACGGTCGGCTTGATTGCTTTTAACAAAATATCGCCTAATGGTTTGGCAAGGATCGCGGACATAACACCTATCGCAGCAACTCCCGCAGTCGTGAAAGCAGCAGGCGCAGAAGGGGCCCAAAGGCTGACGATCGTCGGTATGTCCAACGGGTCGAGCTGTGCTTTGCATTCTCCATTAATTCGTTCATAGCCAATAATTACAGCAGTTTGTTGCTTATTTTTAGTTCCAATGGGCCTGGCATCTAGTGGCGGACATGGCAGTTCTATGTCTACATTTGGAATGCCGGTCGGGTTGGACGCCGACTGTGAAGGGGACTTAGCCGGTTGCTGGGAGGCAGCCGGTTTTTCTTTTGGTGTTTCAATTATTGGCGGCTTGGCGGATCCATACGTCAACGTTCCAGGTGTAATGTCCATCGCGTTAAACGATGGCATCGTCCCATCGCAAACCGTGAAATTACCCCGGCTGTCGTTTGTATAAGCGTCTAAGTTTCCGGGCTGTGAATTTCTTGTCTCGACGCAGCCAGGTATATCTACAAGCGGAAAACCCAGCATCAACGTGACTGGTGGTTCAGAAGGAATGCTTTGCGGCGGAATGCCTCTCCAGGTTGGTATTTCTGGAACGCCAATACGCCCCACACCAATCTCAGGTATTTCAGGCACCTAATCAGAACGGCAACTTAGGTGTTTCGATTGCTGGACCTGTAGCTGATGGTAGTTCAGGCATTACATCATCAATCTGACCAGGGACCATGTCAGTCACCACCTTGGTCAGCTCACCCATGTAGTGCTTTGTGATTGATGGGATGCGGGTGTAAAGCACAGCCGATCCAACAACCATTGCTCCAGACATTAGAAATGCTGCAGCGCCGAGCAGATTAAAAACTTTTTGCATGATCAGATTGCAAAGAAAAAACCTCCCCTGCTGTGTGAGACCAGGGAAGGTTGCAGTTGCTCTTTTAAAGACTAGCTCAGAAACCGTACTTCAGTCCAAGCTTTGAGCCCCAGCTGAAGTCGTCGCCAGAAACGCCGCTGAGTTCTCCGTAAACAGAAACGCTTTCAGCAACCGCAACCGAGCCGCCAAATTTACCGGCAAACTCAACTTCGCTATCCACGCCATTAGGCATAAGAATAACTGGACCGCCCTGGATGAAATACGAATAAGCGCCTTCGCCGCCTTCGTAGCCAACGTCAAGATTTAGCGAACCACCAAGGTAGTTGTCACCAACAGTTGTGCCGTTGAACTCAGGATTCAGGTAAGGACCAGCGAGGGCAGACGCTGGTGCCAATGCAACTGCCGTAGCGGCTGCAGAAATCACAAAAGACTTGATCATTGTTGAGAGAGTCAACGTTTTCTGTAGGTACATTAACCGGGGCAGTCAATGGACAGTTGCCAATCTGATCCTTAGTTGTCATCAACGCCAGGGAAGGTTGAATAGTGCTTGCGGTGCAATCCGGTGTACAAACCACGCTTTGGATGGTCAGCGTTATCGCGGCCTTCAAGCATGTACAGCATGTTCATCCAGACAACGCGATTATTCATTGCCTCAATGTCCTCTGCCCCTGGCTTGCAGGGAATCATTGGGTCGGGTTTTTGCATCTTGTTCTCAGGTTGACCGGCTCATCTTATTGGTGGATGAACCAGCCAACACGTCAGCCCTTCACAATCAGCTTCGTCGCAGCAACCGCCGTTCCAGCAAATGCTTCAACACTGTCAGGCGTTACGTGCAATGTTCCGTCAAGATGGACGAAATACTTTTTGCCTGGCGTCAAGCCTGATTGCGCGTCATCAACTGCGCTAGTAACTTGAATGGTTGCTGTAGCACCATTAGCGTAAGCAGCATCTGCAATGCCGATGTAATTGTCTTCTGTTAAATTAAAAGTTTCGCTGCTAACAGTTGTAAGTAAATTAAGTTGTAAATCGTCGCCTTCATCATAAATAGCAACAACTTTACCGGAGGCAGTGTCATACGAAAGGCCGTTATTAGCTGTATTGTTAGAAGTGCTGCTGTTAAGTTCAACAAAAGAACCAACACTAAAAGTAGTACCACTTATTGAGCCTTGCCATGCACGCGGCGTACTGTTGTAGTCGTCAACAGAAAATGCAATTATTTTTTTAATTTTCGGCTCATTCACAATTTTTACCATGCTGCCGAGATAACTTGACTGCCAAGTGTGTATGCTACCAAGACTTACTGAGGTGCCACTTACAGTTGCAACCACAGCTTTTAAGGCTGAACTAGGAGAACTGTTCCAAACGATAAGATGTTTACCAGTAACAGGATCAAAAAGTTGCGCCTGTCTTACTATATTTGATTCAGAAATAGTTTGCTCTGTGCCAAATGATATTGACATGCCATTAATTGTACCGACCTTAGCTACAAAAGCGTTACTTCCACTTGTGCGATAGTAAGTAAGTAAAATGTTTTCTGATACTGGATCGTAAGACATTGAGCTGCCTCTCCAGTAATTACTTGCTTCAATTACTACAGCGGTTCCTGTGATTAGAGAATTGTTAGTTGGATCAACTTTAACAACCATGACTTTTGACTTATCGTTTGTGTTTTCACTAATACCAATAACGTGTTTTTTTAGAATGGGGTGATAAACAATAGCAGGCGTCTCTTCGGGAGAGGTGAGAGTTTCAATAATTGTGCGACCGCCCATAGTGACCGAGTTGCTACCTGGGTGCACTTGAGCAACAATACATTCAGTGCGCTGGCCATTGTTGGGGTTAACATATACAACTAAAACACGTTCGGCTTCGTCATCGTAAGACACTTGAAGACCGGAAAGGTACAAAGTCTGACTGCCTAATGCAACGTCTTGACCAAATGTATTTGTAGCTGCATCATAAACCAGAATTCTTGCCCTTTGAGATTCATCAGTATCTTGATAAACAATCAAATGACGCTCGGCTTGTTTGTCATAACAAATAGCTGTAATTGTTACAGCACCGCCGTCGAGTTCTATTTGAGTTCCTGCAGTCATTGGCGATGTAGCTGTGACTGTTTGGGATACAGCGGCAACATTGCCATCGCTTTTGACAATACAAAGATCACCATTAGCGATAGCGCCACTAGCCGTTGCTTGATAAGTGGCACCGCCACTAGCAGCATCTGCCCAGCTAACAGCAGCTGAAGCACCACCACTTGTAAGGATCTGACCGCTAGTGCCATAGTTCGCACCAGCAATACCAATCTGACCAGCAGGACCAACCCGAACACGCTCAGTGCCCTCAGTTGTGACTTTGAAGTGACCATCAGATCCAGTATCAACAACTTCGGCTTCTGTGTTGCCCTCAGTGATCTTGTCGGTGTCAGCCTGCGTGCCGCTAGATGCAGCAGTAACGCGCCCTTGAGCATCAACCGTGATGCTGCTGAACGTATAACTACCAGCAGAAACCGAAGTGTTGGCAAGCTTATCTGCGGTTACGGCGTCGTCGGCAATCTTGGCCGTTGTTACTGCAGTGCTAGCAAGTTTGTCTGCAGTGACTGCACCGTTTGCAATCTTTGCTGTGGTGACAGCCGCATCAGTAATCTCCCCGGTGCCAACTGAGCCGTTTGTTGCTGAAGTAACGCGGCCTTGAGCGTCAACAGTAATGTCCGCTGCTGTGTAAGAACCAGCGGTAACAGCAGTGTTTGCCAGTTTGTCTGCGGTGATCGCATCATCAGCGATCTCGCCAGTCCCGATCGTTCCAGAAGCAGCAGCCGTGATGCGGCCTTGTGCATCAACAGTGATGTCGGCTGCGGAGTAGCTGCCTGCAGTAACACTTGTATCAGCCAGTTTCGCTGCGTTTACAGCGTCATTGGCAATAGTCAGTGCTCCTGAGTTGCTAATTGTGGCGTCGCCAGACAGTGCAACACCAGTTGGAACGTTGCTGCCGTTGCCAACAATCAGCTGACCAGCCGTCAGGTTTGCAAGCTTTGTCAGCGCAATACTGCCAGCCAACATTCCGCTAGTAACTGTCCCGGTATCGCCAGTTAAAATGACCGTTCCGCTGGAATCCGGGAAAGCAATAGCCCGGTCAGCGGTTGGGTTCGTAAAAGTGAATGAGGTCTCGTAATCGTCAGCAGAGCTGCCCTCAAACGTCAGAGTTGCAGACGTTCCAAGCAATACATCGCCGCTAAACGTTGTTGTTCCTGTAAACGTTGGCGCAGCGAGAGAAGCTTTTTCAGTGTCAAGCTCTTGAATTGCAGCTTGAACGTCTGAAGCACTAATATTTCCTGTCGGACTAAATGAAACGTTGTTTGCACTTGTTGCCGCAAGAGCTGCTGAAAGATCAAGGACTTGCCAGCTGTTGCCCGTAGAAAGAAGGAAGTCAGGCGGTGCAAGTGCTTCTGCTGGTGCGTTGCCTGAGCCAGTGCCCGAAATACTGACAGTTAGATAATGATTCTGGTTGCTTGCAGCAGGGGCAATCAGAGGTTGACCAACCGTTAGGCCAATAGCTGTACCTTTAACCGTTACAGAAGCGACCGTGTTTGTATTTGCGTTATACGTTCCAGCAAAAACAATCTCACCACTAACGATGTCGATTGATTTGAAGCTGTTTCCCGTCCAGAGGTACAAGTCATCGTGGAACTCGTCATACAGGAATTGACCTGTGTAATCAGCTGTTCCAAAGTTGACGACGCCAGCCGTATCTGGTGCGCCTGCAAAACGTACTGTTGAAGAATCAGCAAGTTTGCCGCCAGTTACGGCATCATTCGCAATAAGGGATGTTCCAATTGTTCCTGAAGTCAGCTTTGCTGCGCTGATGTCTGGAATGTCAGAAGCAGATAGCGTCGTTCCAGCGGTGACGTGACCACGAGTGTCAACTGTGACTTTCGGATAAGTGCCAGCGGTAACGCCTGAAACGTCATGAGTCAACGCGCCAGCGCCGCTGACAGATAAGGCCCCAGACGGAATCGAAACCCCACCCTTGGCGGTTGTTGTACTTACAGGCAGATCAGTTCCGGCTAACGCAGCTGTTGCCGTGATATGACCCTGAGCGTTAAATGTGATTCCGCTGGTCGTTCCAGCAGTAATGCTGTCGGTGTGATTTAACTGGCCGCTGCCAGTAACGGTTAAGCCGCTGCCAATAAAAACACCACCAACGGCAGAGCTTGTTGCCTTAGGCAGGTCGCCAGCGGCAATGCTGCCAACAGCAGTGATGTGACCAGAATCGTTGACAGTAAAACCGTTCTTGGTTTGACCGGTAACGCTTGATTGGTGCGATACAACGCCACTGCCATTAACGCTTAGGCCAGATGCAGACGGAACACTGATGCCGCCAAGTGCTGATGTTGTTGCAGCATCAACAGAAAACGTTCCAGACGTAGATGTAAGACCAGTACCTGCCGCTGCACCACCAAGTGCAGACGCTGTTGCTACAGGAAGGTCAGTAGCAGCAATAACCCGTGAGCTATATGCACCACCTGCGCCCGTAGGCCCAGCTATAAATTCTTTTGCCCCTGAGCTAGATCCCAGAGAACTTGGCGCAATTGCCGACAACTTTGCTGCCGGAATACTGGCGTCATCAATTAGGTCAACGCCTTGCTCAACCAGGCTTTTTACACTGACCTTTTTGGTCTCACTTGCGCTTACGTCGGCAATAGGCAGAACATCAGTTGAAGCTACGTCAGCTTCAGCCAGCTCTGTAAGAGCTGTAATCTTCTGATCGGCCATCGCCTGAAGCCCCTACAAGACTAATCTTCAATCTCTAGCTTACCGCTCCCAGGCTGCTCAAGCAGGATCCGGTCAGTGTCTTCTTTCAGCACATAGTTGGTGATCACGCCAATCCCAAGCTTGGGTAAAATTGGCCCAGTGGTAACAAAGTTAAAATTAGACAGAGTTAATTGCCCCGAGCCAAGGCTAATTGCAGCATTTGTGACAATGCCTTTAAATTCAAAGTAAAAGAAGTCATTTACTGCTTCTGCGTTTTGCCCTCTGTCAACTATATAAAGCTCAGCGTCAAACTCAGCACCAAGTTTTTGACGCAAAATTAACTCATGGAGGTAGCTAGGAACATCAGTGTCTACAGTTTCTCCCGCAGCATCAGGATCATAATGAAACTCGCAACTGATGCTCCCGTTTCCACTGATCAAGCCACTTTCGTTTTTCCTAAACTCGTCGCTAAGAACAGTTACATCTACAACGTCTCTATCATTGTTTAGCTCAAAAGATGTTACTAACCCTAAAACATTATATTCGGCCTGAACACTAGTCACTTCAATAGGAATGGCCGTTGTAATCGCAGCCAAAGTGATCTTGCCCGTGCTTTGACCGTTCAATGCATTAGCAAAAGTGTCGTAAAGGCAAACACCACCTAGCTCGTCAACATAGATATACCAAGTGCCGTCAGGCAATTGACTGCCGCCGTCCCATCCAGAGCCGTCGATAAAAGCAAGGTTTGCACCGTTAGTGCTTTTAATCTGCAGCCGATCACCCGTCAGCAGCATTTCCTGCGGGAAGTCAAAGCTAAACCGCTTTTTTGCAGCGTTGACATCGCCAGGATCTACCAAGCTGGTAAACGTGCGCCCTGGAGTTGCTCTTCGCAGCCTAATTCTTCCGTTATTGCCTAGAAAAACCGTC